TCCATGTCATCCTTAGACTTAAAGTAGACATCACAACTAGTAATAAAGATCCCTTTATCTTCTGTAACCTGGAAAGATTGTGCTAGAGGATCATACCAGATATCCCTTGCACCTGCTTTCTTAGTAGATGTTGATATTGCTTTAGAACTCTGAAGTCCTACCCCTACAAGTTGCTTTGCAGATTTAGATTCTTTAGTGTGCTTAGTTTGAATAACAGCATTTCTAGTAGAAATAATCGATTCCTGAACAGTTTCAAGTGTTCCAGTAGCAGTATACTGATCTTCACCAAAGGTATCACTACTATTTTGGTCATTAACAGCATTATCAATCAAAGTAAAGGTCTTTGTACCTGTTTCGAACCTTGGATGATTACCACTATTTGGATTTGGAAGATAGAATGTTCCGATTAGATAAGAACCTAAATCAGTTATCAATCTAACATTACTAATCTTTGCAAGAGCACCACTAGCTTCTCCACGTAAGACCATACCAGTCTTAGCATATCCAAACAAACTTCCTTGTGCTTGCTCACTTAAAGACTTAGTATCAACATTCAATATAGTTGTAGTTGCTGAATAGAACGCTGGCAGACGTGTTGCATCACCAGAAGCACTTGCTAACTGAACAGTTCCAGGAGTTCCTAAGAATGTTTCTAAACCTGTTGCTCCAACTTGTGAGATATATGGATTCTTTTGGAATACTCTTGTTGGTGCATTAAAAGGTCCTTCTCTATGATTTGCTTGTGCAACTCTAAACCTAATATATGGTTTATCAGTACCTTCTGCCTGAACACCAACATTAGGAATTATACCTTTAACAGTTTCACCTACCTGGAATGTTCCAGATTCCATTGTAATTTCCATTAATTTTGGAGTACAGTATTTTTCAACTTTCACCCCATCAAAGAATGGATACATCTGAGTTAATGGTTTACACTTAGTGGCTCTAAATTCTATATTTCTAGAACGCATTATTTGTACAATATCCCTACTAACCACCCTATCACCAATAGATTCATTATCCCATTGCTCAGTAACAACTTTTCTTGTACCATTTCTTCTAGAAGTACCTGTATCATAGGTATCTCTAATTGTATCTTGGTATGTTGTTGAAGTTTCATACTTAATCATCTTAGAATGGTTTACACCATCACCACCATTAATCCAACCAGCCTTAACAATTTCTTCTACTTCATGCGTCCCTGTTACTTCTGTCCTTTGTTCTTGACGATCAGTAAAGGTTCTACCAGTCCAAGTAGTTTCCCAAGCATTCCATACTACTGGAGCTTGACCAGTTTGTGGGTCAACACCAAATTCCTGCATTGCTTGAGCCATTGTTCCAGCAAAATTACCTTCTTGTTTAATAATTTTTGCTTTAATTCTTGCAGTATCTACCCAAGTATCTGATGAAGGTGATAGTTTTACTGATGCTTGCCAAAAACTTACCAAGAATGGAGTAACACTCTCTGTTCTAGTAGCAAATTGCTGACTTAACCATTCTTTTTCAGTATAGTCAAGAGTAACGACATCAGCACCTTTCTTAACATTGGTACCCTCTGGATCCATAAATGTTCTATCAACATTAGCAGCAACCCCTTCAACAGGTCCAGTAATCAAGTCAATCGATGTTGTATAATGCTGTGGTCTTAATTCCTTAAGTGTTGGATCAAGACTATTCTTTATCTTAACACTAGTCTCTTGTGGTAACAGTGAAGTAAAATTATCAACATAGAAACCAGACTTAAACTTATTCATTCCATCTGCATCTGGAAGGAACATATTAGCAGTTTCTGTTTCAAGAAGAGATAATGATGTATAATATTCAAGACTCTTGATTCTATCTTCAAGATCTTTAATATCTTTCATCCTATACCGCTTATGCTTCATAAACGAAAGTGCAGCATGATCAGTATCAAAGAGGAATGGTGGCATTGTAACACTACCAACCTCTATTGCATCATCAATAGATATAGGTCTTTCTTGTTTCTCTGATGGATCACCATACTGAACCTGGAATGTTCCAGTTTTATCTAAGAAAATTCTATCTACCCTACCAACATAGAATGAGAAATTAGTAGTAATAGTCTCATCAGATGCCAAAATATTTTTAGCAGAATTTCCACTAGAAGCAAAATTCCTTCCATAGAATTCTAATGGAGATCTCTTAGATTCAGTTACGGTATAAGTACCAACTTTTGGTCTTATATCAATGGTATCAGTAACCTTATCACCATTAATTGTTTGAATATCTTTTGCATAATTCCAAGTATCATAGGAATTCTTTGTTGTAATATCACCATCATCAGTGTCATCATAATAACCATTAGCAAAATACACCCTTAAAGTTTTCTTTGGTGCTTTAGCATTAGGAAGTCTTCTAATAAATCCATAATCATAGAATGTTGGTCTTTGACCAGTATTAAATGTATAATGGGTAGAAATATTCCTACTTGGATTATCTAAAGTAGTAACAACACCTTGAACATTAGATTCTCCGAAAGTAACTACTTCACCTTCTTCAAAACCATCTGTATTCTTCTGAATATATGATATTTGAGCATCTGTCAATATTTCTGCAACAATAGCAACTGCACCACTATTAGCACCAGTAATTCTTTCACCTACAATAAGATCAGTTGTCTTTGCAGTAGGACCATTCAAAGTAGATAAGGTCATCTTAGGTGCAGATGGGACACCTGTATCAAGAGATTCAAAGATACCATGAATCCTAATAACATCAGCATTATTCAATACAATCTCTTCATCTTGAACACGAGTTCCGATTGGGAAATCACCACGAACCAAACCATCATTTAATGTTGTTGCACCAATACCAGATCCTGCTGCTGATGATGCATTAATAGTAACAGAATTGACTCTGTTTAATCTCTTAATCTTGGCAGAAGGTTTTGACTTCTGTAATGTTGTTATTAATGTACATCCAGCAGAGTCAGCACCACCAGTATTAATTTGTAACAAAGTAGATCCAGATGAGAACTGGAACATATCAGAAGTAAGTGCTATAGTCGTTCCATCTGCTCTTGTTAGAGAATATCTCTCTTCATCATATGCCAAAAACGCTTCATTAGTATCTGCAGTTAAAGCAGAAGAAAGTTGACCACCAACAATACTTACTGTCTGTGTCTTCCTAATACTCAATACAGCATCCGAAAGATCAACATCAGAAACCAACATTTTTGGCATCAATGTATATAAAGTATTCTCAGTTGATGCTGATAAAGGACTTCTTACAAGTTTTAAATTAGGAACATTTAATGTAGTACCAGCAGTACTTTTGTATAATGCACCTTCTTGAACTCCAGTTACCGTTGAAACACCTGTAACAACTACATTAGCAGCATTAACTTCAGTGATTCTTACATATGAACTTTCATTATTACCAAGACCACCAAACGAAAGAATATTATCAACTTTTAATTTTCCTGGAAATAATGTATTCTCACTGGTTATAGTACTAATAGAAACAGCACCACTTCCAGTTGCAGAAGTCATTGTTGCTTCACCGAATGTGAAAGCATCTTCCTGTATAACATCAGCACAAAAAGTACCAATACCAGCACCAACCCTATCACCTAATTGTGGCCCACCATATATTTGCTTAACATCCCCAACTCCATATGATGTTACAGCAACTGCAACACGACTATTTGGATTTTGATTAGCATCATTTCTACTAAAGATAAATGGTTCATTCTGTAAAAACTGACCAGTTGTACCGTAAACATCCATAGATGTGCTGGCACTAACAGCATTCATTAAATATCCAGTAGCACCACTATATTTTCCCTTTATATGTGTTGGAACAGGTAGGGTAATATTCTCATTTAATGTTATGCGAGTACTTAATTGTACATCATAGAGTGAAATATCCCACTCATTAGTATTTGAATTACTAGCAGAATATGATCCAGATTCTAACGCATTGTCATAAACTCTTGCAACACCAATCTCTTGACCAGCCACCTTGCCAGCACCAGCAGTTCTTTGACTTCTTAAACTAACAATATAAGTATTACCTATTCCAATAACAGGTGCTCCATGCACTCTATTAAGAGTAAGTGTTGTACCAGTATTATAAGATATTCCTTGAGTTTCTAATTTTTTAGATGTTCTTGGTTTAGCACAATCTAAGTAAGTTGAAGCAAGTGTTTCTACTTCATATCCTTTTACAAATGCCTTACCTGGACTTATTTGATATAATGCAAGATCATCAGAAGCTAAAGTTCCTGCAGGAGTAGATTCTCCTTCACTAAATACCCCATTATTACCAATACCATCATTTAAAGAATTCTTTACAGTAATATTAAATGGTTTTATAGTATAGTCACCAGACTCTTCGTATGTTCTACGAGCAAGTTCATCCGCAATAAAATTATATTCAGGATTAACCTTCTGAGATGTTAAAGTACCATTATTAACAGTTGCTAATTCTATAAAATTAGAATCATTAAAATCATCTAATGGTTTTGAATATAAACTGGCAGTAATCTTTAAACGGTCTGCACCTGGTGCAGCATAATTATTAAAACCTTTAGAGTTGTCTGCTAAAGTTGGATCCTCATCAGCATTAAGAATATCTTCTTCAATTCTTAAACCAATTCTTCCACTAGGATTAGCATCATACTGACTTAAAATTATAGTCTCATCATGAACATTGACAAAATTCCCTCTTATAAAATAAACACCATTTGATATAGAGAATGATGCAGCAGTAGAAGTTGCATTCTGTGCTATACAAGATGCAAATGATTCCCCAGAAGGAATATATGCATTATTTGAAGAATCAGAAGTTATATCACTATCTGCTATTAACAGTTCTCCATCATTAAATACCTTAATATTACTATCTTCAACACCAGAAGATATGTAAGACACATATATTGTTAAATTTCCTCTTTCAGACTGCTCTGCTTCTAATACCTGATTAACTATAGCAGTCACACCAGTTGACATTCCAATTATCTTTCTACCAACTAACTGACTAATATAATAATCTACTGGTACGCCTAAATGAGTATTATTCAATTCTACAGCAAAATACTCTGGAGAATACGCAGTATTTCCAGGAATAACCTTAGACCCTTCCTTAAAAAAGTGCTGACCAAACTTCTCAATCTGATTCTGCAATATTGACTGCAGACCAGTTAATTCTCTTGCCTGGACAGGATATCCTGGTTTAAAGAGAACCTTATGATAATTAGAATCCTCTGCAAAGTCGTCAAAATATGGACTGACGTTGAGATTGGTTTGTTGGGCCATAGTATTTTAGAACTGTAATATGATCTTGATGTCTTCTTTTTGATTTGAAGATCTAGTAATAGAAGGTCTGTGGTCAACATAAATCATATTTCCAGAATATTTTTTAATTTCTGGGTTTGCTAATCCTTTAGTAAAGGACTGACCAAGGTAGTATGTTCTATTATTTATTGAGGTGGATAGACCACTAAATGTAGTGCTAATCGATAAATTTGCACTACCACCTACAATAATTCTGTTACCACCTGATGTTGGTTCTGCAGTAAATCTTGTTGTGTCATAACCATAGATTGGATTAGTTTGTGCTGTACCAACAGTATTAAAACCTGCAATGGTTCTATCTTGCCAATACTTCAACACTCCAGTGGTTTGATCATATGAAACGACTTTACCAACAGCAGTAACACCCGTTCCAACAGTTTGTGTAACTATACTATCACCAGCAAAAGATACCGAACTATAACCAGTACCTGCTAATCTTAATGCATAAGTAGCAGATGCTTTATCCAAGGTAAGTAATTGAGTTGAACCCCATGCATATGGATTCTCAATAATACCTATTCTTGCGAATTGGTTACCTGTAATAAAGTCTGGGTTCTCTGCATCATTTTCAATTCGTGCATAAAGAAGAGCATTAGTTGCACCCAATTCCCGATAGATGTCTTTACCGTGACCACCTGGTGGTGGGATAATAACATCTAGAGTTGGGGCAGATGTAGGAGTTGGAACAGACCCTGCAGTTAGATCAACATTACCATAAGTATATCCATACCCTTCGTTTGAAACGGTAACACTCTCTATCTGCTGGTCATTATTAACAACAACAGTACACTCTGCATCAAA